GAAGTCCGACCCGTTCGCCGAATCCATCGGCACCGACCCGCGCGCTGCCCTGACCGCGAGCCTCCAGAAGGAGATCGACGGCTACAAGAAGGAGGCCGAGCAGTGGGCGCGCAGCACGACGGCGGCCTCTGCGTACCGCCAGAGCCTGCAGGACATGCTGGCGACGCGCCAGCGAGCGATCGACCTGCAGGTCGCCTCGATCGGTATGGGGCAGCGGGAGGTCGCGGAACAGCAAGCGCTGATCGCCATCGACGAGGACTACAACCGCAAGAAGGCGGACCTGCAGAAGCGCCAGCAGAACGCGACCAGCGCACTCGATCGAGCTGGGTACCAACAGCAACTCGACGATCTGGACGAGTACTACCGGCACCGCGTCCAGATGGAGATGGATGGATGGCGCGCCATCGACCGCGCGCGGGCAAGCTTCGCGAACGGCCTGCAGGGCGCCCTCGCCAACATTCAGGACGAAGGCCGAGACGTCGCCGGCCAGACCAAGGCCGCGTTCACCAATGCCTTCGACTCGCTCACCGACTCGCTGGGCAACTTCGTGGCGACCGGAAAGCTCGACTTTGGATCGCTTGCCGATTCGATGATCGCCGATCTCGCGAAGATCGAACTGCGCATCCTGGCGTCCCAAGCGCTGCAGTCGATCTTCGGCGGCGGCTCGGATGGGGCCGGCGGCACCATGGCGACCTTTGGTGATGGCCAGTGGAGCGGCTTCGCCAAGGGCGGCGTGTTCGCCAACTCTCCGAGCTTGTCCGCCTACTCGGGTGGCGTCTACGACAAGCCGACCCTGTTTGCCTTCGCCAATGGTGCTGGCGTCTTTGGCGAAGCAGGCCCCGAGGCGATCATGCCGCTGCGCCGTGGACCGGACGGCAAGCTGGGCGTGGCAGCTGCAGGCGGCGGCGGTGATGTGCAGGTGGTGATCGAGAACCACACTGGCGTTCAACCGGAGGTCTCGCGATCCACTGGTCCAGGCGGCCAGGACATCATTCGGGTGTTGCTGAAGCAAGTGGACCAGCGCATGGCCCAGAACGCGGCCAATCCGAGCAGTGACTTTGGCAAGGCGATGAAAGGCACCTACGGCCTGCAGCGTCGCGGCGTTCCGGTAAGCAGAGGCTGAGATGGCAAACCCCACTTGGCCAAGCTCGCTCCCGGTGCCCATCGACGAAAGTCTTAGCTATGCCCCTTTGGTCGAGCCGGTGTTGGCGACCCAGATGGAAACGGGCGCACCGAAGCGCCGCAGGCGTTTCACTTCGGTGCCGGAAGCGTTCAACTGCACGCTGGTGCTGACCCAGGCGCAGGTTGCGACGCTGACGGCATTCGTCGCCACGACCCTGCAGGACGTGCTGCCATTCGACTGGAAAGACTTTCGCGACGGAACCGCGGCGACCTACGTGTTCCAGAAACGTCCCGGCTACAACCTGACGGCCGTCGGCGCGAATCTGTGGAAGGTTCCGCTTGATCTGATGAAGGTGCCCTGATGCGCGAGGTATCCGCCACCGCCCTACAGGCCATGCTGGCGCAGGACACGCCGGAAGTGTTCGTGCCTCTGCTCAAGATCGAGCATCCCGACCTCGCTGCGCCGATCCTCTTGGCCTACAACAGCGATCCGGTCGTACGCAGCGATGGCACCTACCAGCCCTACGCCTTCCAGATCAACCTGCCCAAGCAGGCGGAGGACGAAACGCCATCGCTGTCGGTGACCATCGACAACACGGATCTTGAGGTAAACGACAAGATCCGAACCCTTGTCGGACAGCCAAGCGTGACTTTCATGGTCGTTCTGGCTAGCTCACCCAACACGGTCGAGGCCGGCCCGTTCGCCATGAGCCTGCAGCAGGCACAAGCCGACGCCCAGACCATCACGGGAACGCTCGGCTACGAGATGGACATCTTCGCCCAGCAGGTTCCCGGGCAGCAGTACGAGCCGAGCAATTCGCAAGGCCTGTTCCTGTGATTCCGGCCTGGGCCGGCAAGTGGATCGGACACCCGTACGCCGACAAGGGTAGGGGCCCGGCGTTCGACTGCTGGGGACTTGTGCGCGCTGTGCTCGCCGCCGAGGCGGGCGTCATCCTGCCCGACTATGCGGACGCCTACACGCGCGCGGCGGATCGCCTAAGCGTGGCCGCTGCAGTGGAGGCGGGACTGGCGGATGGATGGGAACAAGCGGAGCGTCCGCGGGCGCTGGACTTGCTGATCCTGCGCATCGCCGGCCGGCCGTGGCATTGCGGTGTGATCGTGGCGCCAGGACTGTTCCTGCACGCACCGCCGCCCGACAAGCATGGTCGCCAGCTCCTGTCTTGCATCGAGCGGCTGGACTCGCCGCACTGGGCCCGGCGCGTCGAAGGCATCTACCGCCGCGTCGTGGCACACTGACCCGACTCAACAGGAGGGCAGGCCATGAAATGGATGCTTTTTGCGCTGGCTGTGGTGGGATTGGCAGGGTGTGCCACGTACTCCGAGCTCCAGCAGAAGGCGCCGCTTTTCCAGGGACACTCGGGAAAGACACCTGCGCAGTTCGCTGAATGCGTACTGCCCAAGTGGGTCGACCTCAATGCTTCCTCGCACATCGTTTCCGATGGAGACAGTAGAACGATCGTCATGCCCGGCCAAGGACCGTTCGCGAACAATACTGTGGCCAGCCTGACGGCAGTTCCCGCGGGCGGTGGCTCGGATATCTCCTATCGAACGCCCGTAGGATCCAGCTTCCCAGGCCCAAAGAAGCAATGGGCTGCAGCGCAAGCCTGCATGTAGCACGCGAAGCCAAACCGAATTTCACCAAGCCCGCCACGTGCGGGCTTTTTTGTGAGCGCAATTCATGGCCGATGGCTCTCTAACCGTAGTCGCGCAGCCCAACCCGATGGTTCCTGAGCGCGTCTTCTGTCACATCCAGGCGGGGAAGTCCATCGAGCAGATGCTCGGCGAGTGTGCATCCCATGCCTGCGAAGTTACGGTAGGCGGGTACCCGGTATCCCGCGACCTGTGGAGCAAGGTCCGGCCTAAGGCCGGGCAGATCGTGCACGTCACCATCTACCCGCAAGGTGGAAACGGGGGCAAGGTGCTCCGAACGGTGGCCTTGGTTGTGCTGTCCATCTACGCCCCCTATCTCGCCCCGTATCTCGGTTACACCGGCCTTGGTGCGGCGGCCATCACCGCGGGCGTGATGATCGTGGGCGCGCTGGCCATCAACGCCCTGATTCCTCCGCCGTCACCCAAGGGCCTCAACGGAGGTGGTGGCGATCCCTTCCAGCAGCTCAACAGCCTCACCGGCACGTCGAATCAGGCAAACCCCTTCGGCGTGATCCCGTGCGTGGTTGGCACCAAACGCTTCTTTCCGCCGCACGCCGCTCTGCCGTACACCGAGATCAGCGGTGACGACCAGTACCTGCGCATGCTGCTCGACCTCGGCTTCGGTGACCTGGACATTTCCGACATTCAGATCGGATCAACGCCCATCACCAGCTTCGAGGATGTCGAGTACCAGATCGACACCAACCCGAGCCTGTTTGCCCAGGACATCTACGAGCTATCCGTGGGCGTCGCGCTCAACACCGACAGCGACAACGCCATTCGCACGACGCAGACAGCCTCGACGGAGATCTCGCTGGACCTGATCTTCAACGGCGGCCTGTACGGCGTGGACAGCAAGGGCAACACCGTCACCGGGCTGGTGAACTTCACCCTGGAGTACCGGCCGGTAGGAACCACAACCTGGCTTCCGGTGGGCGGTACGTCAGGGCTGACCATGACGGGCGGCCTCAAGTCGCTGGGCGGCAATTCGTTCTCCGTCAGCTCGACCAAGCGCAAGACGCTGCGTTGTGGCGCGCGTTGGAAGGTCGGCAGCGGCCAGTACGACGTGAAGGTCATGCGGATGTCCAGCAGCTTCACGGGGGCCGTGTCTGGCGGCACGGTGGGCGACTGCGCCTGGAGCGTCCTGCGATCGGTCAACCCACAGCTGCCCAGCACCACCGGCACGCTCAAGCTGGCGGTACGCATCAAGGCAACCGACCAGCTCAATGGCGTGGTGCAGAACCTATCTGTCCTGGCCAGCCAGAAGATCCGCGGTATTGATCCGATCACCTTCCTGGATACGCCCGCCGTGGCCACCGAGAACCCGGCGTGGATCTACCTATGGCTGATGACCCAATGCCCGGCGGTCATGCGGCGCGTGGGCGATGCCCGCATGGACCTTAAGGGCATCTGCGACTGGGCGTCGGAGTGCGATGCCAAGGGCTACAAGATTGGCTTCGCAATGGACGCCGGCCGCGCCTTCGGCGACGTGCTGCGCGATGTCCTGGCCGCAGGGCGCGCCAGTTTTGGCCTGCGCAACGGGCTGTACTCGGCGGTGCGCGACATCCAGCAGACCGTTCCGGTGCAGATGTTCACGCCGGCCAACTCCTGGGGCTTCAGCTACAGCCGCAGCTTTGCCGAGCCGCCGCATGCGCTGAGGGTGAAGTTCACCAACCCCGAGGCCAACGACCAGCAGGACGTATGCCTCGTCTACTGGGATGGCTACAGCGCAGATGGCGCGGGTGGCACGCAGGTGGCCACTCGGTTCGAGGAACTGGATCTGTCGATGGTGATCGACCCCGACGCCGCCTGGCGCCTTGGCCGCTACCACCTGGCCGTGATGTGGCTGCGGCCGACGCAGTACAGCTTCCAGGCCGATATCGAGCACATGGTGTGCGAGCGCGGCGACCTCATCAACGTGGCGCACGACATCACCGGCTGGGGTGTCGCTTGGGGCCGCGTCAAGGCGGTCAGCGGCACGAGCATCACGCTCGACGGGCCCGTGACCCTGGAAGCCGGCAAAACCTACCAGCTGCAGGTGCGCAGCGGCACGGACGGCTCCCAGGCGACGGCGAACGTGACCACGGGCGCGGGAGATGCGCAAACGCTCACCTTGGACACCGGCATCGGCAACCCTGGCGACCTGTTTGTCCTGGGCGAGGTCAACCGAGTCACCACCGCACTGCTGGTGCGCGCCATCGACCCGAGCGATGGGCTCAACGCAACGCTGACCTGCGTGGATGCGGCGCCCGGAGTGTGGTCAGCCGATAGCGGCACGCCACCGACGTTCGTGTCGCAGATCACCGGCACCGCCTGGTGCGCGCCGCCCGATCTGCCGGTGGTCACCATCCGCGCCGGCGACAGTGCCCCCGACGATGCCGGCGTCATCCACGCGCAGACCGGCGTAAGCGCGCCGCCGCAACCCGGCATCCACCGCGTGCCGATCTTCGACAAGTGGCCGTTCAAGTTTCTTGAGGTGGCGTAATGGCTAAGTCGGCAGCGGCCTACTATGAAGTGCGCTGGCGCATCCAGGGCAGCGACGAGGCATGGAGCGCCCCACAGCGCGTCAATCCAGCCAGTGAGGTGGTGGTCGAAGGCCTGGACCGAACCAAGGCCTACGAGTTCGAGGCGCGCGCCGTGTCCAACTGCGGCGCCAAATCGGATTGGGCTCCGAGTGCTGACCACACCGTGCCCAGCGCGCCGGCAGGCACGCTCACCCTGTCCGACCTGAAGGCGGAAGCTGATCAGGCCTCTTCCGACGCCGCCGCGGCCAACGCCCAGCTCGCCGACATCGCCAGCGACAACCTCCTGACGCCCGGCGAGAAGCCGCTCGTGATCCGGGACTACAACGTCATCACGACCGAGCAGGCCGGCATCGACGCGCAGGCGAGTGCTTATGGCATCACGACCGAAAAGACGGCCTACGACGGGAAGGTCAGTGCGCTCACCAGTTACTTGGGGGGGCTGACGAGCCCCACGGCCTGGAACAACCTGTCGGGCAACACCACAATCGTGGGCGCCGACTTCCGGCAGGCCTTCGCCGACGTCTATACGACCCGGCAGACGCTGCTCAATGCGATCTACGCTGCGGCCAAGGCCAAGGCGGATGCAGCCCAGGCAACGGCCAACCAGGCCAACGCCAACACCCCGGCGGTCATCAATCCGCAGTTCAAGATCGACACCACCGGCTGGATATTCGACAACGGCACCGGGTTCTATCGCGAGCAGGGCAGCAACAGCCCCGACAGCGCATGCAACACGTACCTGGTGCGCCAGGGGCAGGCCGGCGGTGCCACGACGGTAGCGCGCAACCAGGGCTATGTGAGCGTGGTCACCGGGCAGACGGTCACCGCGCTGTGCTGCCTGAAGTCGCTCAGCGCCAACGCGGGCGCCTACGCAGGCGTCCGCATCTCCTGGCGCGACATCAACCACTCCGAGCTATCGGTGACGCATGCGAGCGTCACTTGCGGCCCCGGCGGAACCTATCTGCAATGCGTGAGCAAGGCGGTAGGTCAGGCGCCAGCCAACGCACAGTTCGCACATCTAGAAATCGAGTACGTCAGCCATTCGAGCGGCTACCTCAACGCCACAAGCTGTGGCCTGTCGGTGCTCCCGGCGAGCCTGGGCGAGGTGCCCGATGGCGGCGGCTTTGGCAAGACGGCCAGCTCGCGCCTGCAGAACAGCATCCCGCTGATTCCGTCCAGCGGCCCGAACCTCATCCCCAACGCTGGGTTCGAGACGAACCTGTGCAACGCGGCCCGCAACACCAACATCCTTACCACTGGCGTTGACCTTTGCGACGGGTGGATCTCATGGATTGGAGCCGCGCCCGGGATGGCCTATTCGAGCAGCAGCGGCTACGGCGCGCGGGGTGGTGGCGCATGCGCCCTCCTGTTCGGTCCGGCCAAGCAGTATTCGCCGCTGGCGGCCAACGAAACGCGGTTTCAGGTCGGCGGCGTGCAGTTGAAGGACCCGCCGGTGCTGCTCCCCAACCAGCAGATCGTGGTGAAGTGGTATCGCAACTGGAATTTTACCAGTGGCTTCCCCATCCCCGCTGGCGTCAACGTGACCGTCTCGGCGGGCGTGTACTGCTACAACGCCGCCGGCACGTACCTGGGCGAAGTGTCTTGCACGATGACCAATGCGCAGGGCAACAGCAACTACGGCAGCACGCCGCAGGTAGCTGTCGGAACCATCCCTGCCGCCACTGCCCGCGTGGTGGTGGGAGCCTACCTGACCATCGCCAACACGAACGCCAGCGCGGTGGACTGCTCGTGGCCTACCGGCACGATGGCCGAAATCCAGATGGACGACTTCTATGTCGGCCTGGTGACGGATCTCTCGGTCGATGTGGGGGGCACACTCAGCACGCAGCGCAACCTGCCGCTGGTGACTTGGGGCAACTATGGCGGCATGTGGTCGGGCCTCTCGCTGACCTATTCGTCGACGACGACCAGCTGCACGTTCTCCGCGAGCGCCGCTAGCTTCGTGGGTGGCGGCGACTCGATCGCCTACAACGCTGGCAGCGTCACGGTGAGCGGAACGGCGGGCAGCACGGTGACCTACTACCTCTACTACGACGACCCGACCATGGCAGGCGGTAGCCGGTCGCTGCAGGCCACGACGGCGCAGATCACCTCGCTCAACGCCAACGGCCGCGTGCTGGTTGGCAAGGCGACGGTGACCTACCCGACCAGCGGCACGGGCAGCGGCGGCGGCGGCTCCGCCTGCCCCGAGGTCGACGAGCCCGTGGTGCGCCGTACGCCGGACGGCAGCGAGGAAGTGATCCGCGCCGGCGATGTACGCGTGGGCGACCACCTGCTGCTCTCCAGCGGCCGCTGGGGCCTGGTGACGTACTCCCACGCTCGCCAGCAGCCCGGCGTGCGCGTCATCGGCGTCGACGGCTCCAGCATCATCTGCTCGGAGAGCGCGCCGCTGGAGACGGCGGAAGGCCAGTGCGTGCCGGCCGGCGAAGTGCACGGCCTGGTGCTCAAGCACCGCAGCGCCGGCGTCATGCGCGTGGCCGGCGTCGAGTTCATCGACTCGATCTGGGTCCAGCACATCACCTGCGAGAACGACTGTTTCTGGGTCGGCGACTACTCGCACCACAACCTGAAGCCGCTGAGCTGAGGCGCCGCATCATGAGCTACACGAAACTCGACACCACGCCCGATGTGACCGCCGGTGTGGCCGCGCTGCTCTCGCAGAACGGAATCAGCATTCCGGGCATTGCCGACGAGCTGATCGCCGCTGGCGCTGCGGTCACGCTGGACACCGGGCAGACGGTTTGGTGCTCCTGCGTGGTGCACGACAAACCGGAGACAGTCCAGATCGACCTGCTGGCCGTTGCGCTGCAGATCGACAACGGCGTGGTGCGGCAGAAAGCCAACGGGCAGATCGCCGGCGTGGCGACCTGGCGCGGCGTCATGCAGGAGCACCTGGACGCCTGGACCGTCAGCACGGTGCGCAAGGCCTGCCTGATGGTCGCCCTGGGCGAGCAGCAGCCGCAGGTGCCGATCCCCAACCCGGATCCGGCACCCGCGCCGCAGATGCAGGACGTGTTCCCCATCCCGGCGATGGACGCCGCGAACGCCTCGATACGCACAACCATCGCCGTCGCCGATCAGCTGGCCGCGCCACTGGCCGACGTGCTCTGACGGCGATCCCCTACAGCGACGGGCAGGGCGGGTCGGCATACTGCCCTCGCCCCGGGGTTCTGGCGGCCGCCGTCCTCACCTGCGGTCCGGCGGCGGCGCCAGCCGATAACCGGGGCACCGACCTCTCGCGCAAGCGCTCAGCGATCAGCGCCGGCACCGCTCCCCGGTAGCGCTGGAAGTTCTCCGCGGCCTCCAGATACGCGTCGCGCACCTCCTCGGCTGTCACTTCCTCGCGTGGCGTGGCGATCACCCCAGCTCCGCGGCAGGTCTCGCAGAAGATGTTGCGGTAGCCGCAGTCCGGGCAGGGCGTGTAGACCCAGAACTTCCGGTGCATGAACAGGCCATCGGAGCAGAAGAAGCAGGGCAGGCCGGCGACATGGCAATCCCACCCCGGCTTCCCGCAGGCGTCGCAGATCGCGGTCGGGCCCAAGAAGTTCAGGTTGCGGCGTGGCTGGCGAGGCATGCCGGCAGGGTAGGCCCGGGGCGTCTCAGGCCTCTGGATTCCGGACACGAAAAAGCCCGCGCATGGCGGGCTTCCTGGTGAAGAGTGGCGGAGCGGACGGGACTCGAACCCGCGACCTCCGGCGTGACAGGCCAGCATTCTAACCGACTGAACTACCGCTCCACTTCTCTTGCGCTTCCAGCGGGGCCTATCCGACCTTTTTCCAGTCGACCGTAACGCCCATGGTAGGTGTCCGGTTTAGACTGGCGTCCCCACGGGGTTTCGACCTTAAACCGGAGTCGTCGCCGATCAGGTGCTCGGCGCTCAGCCTGTAGTGCACCGTGCAGGCCAGCGTGCCCGGATCCAGCTCGACGCGGTCGAGCATCGTGAACAGCGCGTGCTTGAGCCCCTCGCGGTCCGCCTCGGCCATGTCGTTGGCCAGCGAGACCAGTAGCGCGCGCACCTCGTGCTCGGCCACCTGGTGGAACAGAAGGGACTGCCGGTACTCCTCTTCGCGCCGCTGCAGCTCGGTGGCCAACGCCTGGCGCTGTCCCTCCAGCTCGGCGACCTTGCGCAGGAAGGGCGCCGGCGCGGCCGACTGCGCGGACAGCTCCACCAGGCGGTCGATCTGCTTGTTCGTGTCGGCGATCGTCGCGCGCAGGCCGGTGGTCGGGTCCTCGATGTCCTCCGAGGCAGCCGCGCGCGCCGCCTGGGTAAGCGCCCGGATGAACGCCGGGCCTTGCAGGTCAGCCATCACGCGCTCGACCACGGCCTCCTCGAGCTCCTGCGCCTTGATGTAGCGCATCTCCTGGCCAGGGGCTTGCCAGCGGTAGCTGCCGCGGTCGCCCGTCCACCGTGTGCCGTCCGGTGACTGCAGCAGGCCGGTGAGCAGGTAGGCCGCGCCGCGGTTGCGCACGCGGTGCGGGCTGAATGCCTCCAGCGTGGCCAGGATCGCGTCCGCCTGCTGCTGGGAGATCAGGCCCGGGTGCGTGTCGCGCTGGATCACCCACTCGCTGCGTGGCCGGCGCTTCTGGCCCCCCACGTAGCCGCCGTCCTTGCGCTCGGCGTGCACGTTCCAGACCGTGTGCCCGGCGTAGGTCAGGGCGTTCCATTCCATGCCCACCAGCGTCGGACCGGTCAGCTTGAGGCCCGCCTGGCGCGCGGCCGCCGTGCGGCTGACGCCGTTGGCGCGCGCGGCCAGGAATTGGGCCACCGGCCCGGCCATCACCGGATCCGGCTCCAGCTTGCTCTTCGTGACCGCTTCGCCGTCGCGGATGGCGCCTGTCGCGTGGTGGGCCAGACGGTAGCCGGTCGGCGCGCGGCCGCCGGCGCGGAAGCCCGTGCGAACGTTCTCGGCCATGCCGGCCAGGCCCTTGTCGCGGCTGGTCAGGCTGTGCCACTCGTCCATCGCCTGCAGGATGGACTTGAGCAGCATGTTGGTGATCGGGTCGGCATCCGGCAGGCTGCGATAGACCACGTCGATGCCCCGCTTGCGGCACTCGACCTCTTCGAAGATGACCGCGATGTGGCGCCGGCGCGCAATGCGGGCGGTGTCCAGCACCAGCAGGGTGGCCCAGCCGCGTTTTGGGTTGCGGATCGCCTGCAGGAGGCGTTGGAAGCCGGGGCGGTGTTCGTCCTTTCCGGACTCGACGGCGTCGCTGAACTCAGCGACGACCGTGATGCCCCGCGACAGCGCGAGCTCTTGGAGCATCCGGCGCTGAGCGGCTGGGCTGATGTCGCTCCTGTCCTTGCTCGAGCGCAGGTACAGGGCGGCTGTCTTCTTCGTCATGGGTCGTGGCAATCCGTGGCGCGCGCAGGCGCAGAAGCAGGGGCAAGAGCCCCTCAACCGCCAGCCCAGGGTCCGGGCTGTTGGCGGAGGTTACGACGAGGGTGAGTGGCTTTTCCAATCAGGCCCACTCCTGCGGCGCGGTCTCGCGCGCCAGGTAAAGTGGATGCCGTGGCTGAGCGTGTCCTTTCGTCAGGCCCAGGTGGTAGAGGGTGTGGCCGTGGTAGCGCAGCAGTTGGCGTACCGCTCCGCCACGGCCGCGGTGCCGGCCGTGCTCGCCCCACGCGCAGACGATGCGATCCGCGCCCCGGGCCGCGCCGAGGATCCAGGTATCGGCCGCCGGCCCGATGGGGTCGATCGCCGCGTACATCTCGCGCGGCAGGGTCGCCCGCCAGGCGAAGAGGTTGACCACCTCGAGGCGCCCGTAGCCCCATGCGGTCGTGAAGCCCAGACACTGCCGGATGGTCTGGTCGTCTACCGTGTGATCGGCGGTCGACGGGTTGAGCATCACGAACAGGCAAACGCCGCGCCCGGTGGACAGCGTCCGGGTCAGCAGATAGCGGTAGCGACCGCAGGGCGACAGCTCGGCGCTGCGGCTGATGACGTCGGTCACTGGCGCGATCCCTCAGCCATCGCGAAGAGCTTCAGGATCAGCTCCGGCATGCACATGCCGATGAACGCCGCATCCGCCAGCAGCGCGGGCGGGCTGACGTAGTGGCGAAGAATTCCGAGCACCTGGTTCGGCGAGTACCACTCACCGCCATTGGCCATGCACTGCTCGGCGGCCTGTTTCAGGAGCTGCAACCCGACCTCGTCGGTAGCTCCGGACGATACGATTTCGATGCTCACTGCGTCACTCCCATGAGGTGAAGGTCGATCTCATCGACGCGGTCGCGCAGCTGGTGGCGCATCTGCCGGAGACGCGCGGCGATGTCGCGGCGCTGCCAGTCGCGGCCGAAGGTGTGGATCTCCGGATGCACGCGCCGGTTGGCGTCGCGGCGGAACAGGCGGTAGATCACCACCGCGCCGTCCTGCGCCGGCTCGCGGCCCCAGGAGAAGGAGCCGCGGCCGGTGGGGCGCTTGCGGGTGAAGGTCTGCGGCATGCCTCAGCCCTCCTTGCCCGGCGTGGGGGAGACGGGCAGGGCCAATAGCCGCTTGCGCAGCTCCTTCGCCATCCAATCGTCTGGATGGTTGTCGTCGGTTTCCAGCCAACTTGGCTCGTGCTCACCCCATCTGTTGCGCAGATCGCAGAGCTGATCCGCGAACCAGTTTTCATCCGGCAGCCCATCCCCCACCGGCCCCGCCTTCTCGCCGGAGAGGGCGCGGGTGAGCTTGTCGACTTGGTTGCCGACGCGAGAGCGGCTGAAGTTGGACATGGGCGCAGTTCGCACGACGTCGTTCAATACGTCGATCACCTCCCGAATCGCCCCCACATCCACCGCCTGCGCAGGCTGGGCGAG